ACTCCCCAAACTTTTCCTGCTTTCATACTGATATATCCTCCATTCCTGCTGTACGCAATCTAACTACGTGGCCAGTCATCCACTGTTTGGAATCCAAGCCTTTCATTATACCTAGCCACTTGTTTCTAAGCAAGGCAACTTCGTTTATGATTGTTTCAAAATCAACTACTTCATCTTCGCCATCAACATATTTTTCGGCATCACGACTTGACAATGCGCGAGCATATCCTTCAAGGTATTTTTGAAAGTGCCGTCGACGAATTTTACGTAGTTGAATGTTGAGATAGTTAAGCACCGCTTCAATCTCTTGTAGTTGATTAAAGCGATGCTCTGTGATGCCGGGCAATGCAGTGATGTTTTTCTCTACCACACCCGAAATACGACAATCATTTTTAGCCAAGGCTAATTCAGATTCGTAGTGATCTATAAAATCAGGAATCGCGCTGATATCAGCAACTATGCGGCTATACCACATCAGTAATCTTCTTCATCCTCGTCGTCATTGTATTCTTCTTCCTCGTCCTCAAGATAGGGTTGCAATGCCCGCTTGATATCTGAATCACCGCGGAAGGCTGTTTTAATGTCATTGATGCCAATGTCGTTGTCAACCAACGTACTGACATAGACTTCTGCTGCTTCGTTACGATCAATCTCATTGACATAACGTTTGATTTCGCCCCAAAGTTCACTTGCTAGTTCTGCTGACATGTTATTACTCCTCTGAATTATTGTCAGTGATACTTACCTCTTCTCTATGATTTTGAAAGTCTAGCATGACTTTATCTAAACAGCCACCTTCATTGCTTTCCCAGGCTTTGCGAAACTGTTTGATTATTTCACCATCGCTGGTAGTAAAAGCAAGTCTGTTACCGTCTTTCTTTAACATGCCTTTCTTTTCTGCAAGATCAACAAGTCCTGAGTAAGGGTTCATACCTGTTTCGTAAGGAATCTTAACTTGTACACCTTCAAATGGTTTGGCGTAACGTGTTTTCATAACTTTACATGCACTACGAATGCCCATGACATCTGAAATCTTGTTGCCATCTTCATCCTCTTTGAGTTTGAGTTTTTTCATGGCCACAACAATACTTGATGCATAGATAAAGCCTTGTCCACCTGAAATCTTGTCATCAGGATCAAACATATCCTGTGACGCATAAGTGTGATTGGTACATACCAATCCTACATTGTAACTACCAAACATGTTGACACAGTTACGCACAAGTGATGTCAGTGCTTTGGGTTTACGACCCAAGTCACCTTTCATTTCACCCGCATCAAACTGATTGACGTCTGTTGGTGTCAACAACATACCCAAGCTGTCAATCACAAACATTACCTTGGGACGTTCGCCATCAGGCAGGGCTTTGTAATCACTCATAAATGTTGAGATAGTCTTGGCCACGTCATCAATCATTGCCATACTCAGTTTAAGCAATTTACTTTCGCTGGTATCAACTCCCAAGGCTTTGAGCCAATCTTCATCCAGGGCGTTTTCACTGTCAATCAACACGACAAAGATACCTTGTTCTTGTGCATTTTTAATGATGTTACCCGAACAGATGTATGATTTGCCTGCGCCTGATTCTCCGGCGAACACAGTGACTTTGCCTAGTGGAATACCTCTGTGAAAGTCACCAGAGATTAGATAGTTCAGAGCATAGTTGCCTGTGCTGATCCAGTCAGTGGGGTCATTGAAGCCAATTGATAATCCATCAATTGACTTGGTTATTTCTTTACGGAACTTGCTTATATCAAATGGTTTTCCCATACTGTTACCCTTTGCTTAATTGTATACTAAACTTATTATACTGAGAAAGATTCCTTAACACAACCACTCTATAGTCTTTTAATCGTGATTCAATGTCAGGAATATTGCCAAAATTTAAACGTTCGCCCAATGGCACTTTGTTGACTTGTTGGCACCAATTTACATACTCATTACTGAACGGCATTGTTTCAGATCTCATCAAGTGCAGACTCACATATCCAACTAGTTGATCATATGTGTTTTCATCGTCAAACTGATTGTCAAAATTTGTAAATTTGTCATACCGAGATCTTCCTGAATGTACAAACATCATTCTAAGATTTGCCAGATCGTGTGTGAGAACTTTTTGTTTATCAAAAATGTTATCTGTACTCAAATAAAATTTATCTGCACTTTGAAATTTCAAATGGCTAAACATCATCTCTAACTTGTGTACTAGCACATTAATTTGTCTGTATTGATTGGTTTGACCTATAGTGTCAATCACTTCATCAACACGAGGAAATCTAATATCATCAGGAAATCTATTGTGTATCTGTTCTGCCAGGCTTCCGAGTCCATGCAATTTTTTATTGGCATCAATGTCATATTCTCTATCTTGTGATTGCACCCAATCTGCATGAAGTTGATTCAAGTTAGATTGATCTAAGTATTCATCGTCAGAATAAACTGGGATCTCGCACCCAATGATCTCCGGTGCCCATTGATTTAATTCTAGCGATACTTTTTTCAACTCAGAAATTGTACGACGTATATCAACAGTTGTGTTATCAAAACACTCAAAGTGATTGCCATCGTTGGAGTTTAAAAAGTTCACATAATACTCTAATATTTCTGTATTGACCGAAACAAAAGGTATTGAATCTCCGGTGTTATCAAAAACTATAGAAAAATTCATGAATTCAGTAGATAAGAAATCTGGGGGACAAGCCCCCAGACTTTGTGTTACTGCTTTTGACGGCTACGAATCATAGCAAGTATATCTTCGGCTTTGCTGCCACCAGCTGCTGCCTTGGCCACTGGGGCTGCTGCAGCTTCTGGTTCATCATCGGCTTCAACTGCACGAGCTGCCAACGGCGTTGGTTTTGGAACCGGACGATCGGTATCTTCGTCATCGGCATCGTTGGTGGCATTACCACTTGGTGCTGCCACACCAGCTGGACGATAGTATTGACCCCAACGTTCCATGTCAAATGGTTGACCATCTACTGATGCTTCAAACATTTCTTTGATCACCTTGAGTTCAACTTCGCCGGGTTTCTTGGGCAAGAAACTACCAAGATCATACAAGCCATGCTTTTCAATTGCTTCGGCTTCGTCGGCTGTGAGTGCTGACTCTTTACGTGCCCACTTTGAAGTGTTGTAGTCAGCATAACCACCTTTGGTAGTTTTGGTCACACGGAAGTCAAGTCCGGCTGCGTAGTCAGTTGGCATCTCAGTGAGATCTGGATCCATTAATGCTGATTTGATCAATGTAAAAATCTGAGGACCAATGATGAAACGACGGATTGGGTTCTCTGGAGTTTTGTCATCGGTGAGAGGATTCTCACGCACAAAGCCTTGGAAGATGTAACTGCGCTTCTTCCAATACTTACGACCCATATCTTCAAGTGCTTTGTCTTTGAACCAAGTACGCACTTCGGCTAGAACTGGGCAAGCTTCGCCCCACATTTCTACGCATGGTACCTGTACAAAAGTTTGTTTGCTTTCGGTTTCGCCTTTGACTCCAACAAATGGTAAACGAATCATTGCACGTTCAACCCAGAAGAATGTATTCTTTGAGTTACCATCAGGTAAGAAGCGCAGGCTTGCACTTGATCCTTCGGGCATATTCCAGTGTGGGTAAATTGCGTTGTCGCCGCCTTGGGATTGACCGCCTTTGTTCGACTCTGCGGCTGCAAGTCGTGCGCGGATTTCTGCTAATGAGGCCATAATGTTTTCTCCTATAAATGCCTAAGTATGCCTAATATGTCTTGCGACATGATGCCTATACACGTTAATAAAAAAGCGCATACACACGGAGTATATGCGCTTTCTACCTCTGTGTCAAATTTATTTATCTCAGATCTTGCCTATTAACTGTTTTAATCTTGCCAAATCTTCTTCAGATTCGCGTATGGTTGGCCCATACATGCCACATTCTTCTAGACCATGCATTGGACATTCTTCGCCTTCGGCAGTCATGTTGCACTCTGCCGCTTCAAAGGTTGCTAGGTTATCGGCTTCGGAAGTAGGCTGCTGTTGTGGTTGTTGTTGTGGTTGTTGTTGTGGTTCTTGGTTGGGACGTACAACCTGCGCCAGTACTTTGGCAACACCTGGATCTGCTTTGAGTTCTTCCAGACGTGCCAGGATAATGGATTTAGCATCGGCGTCGGCATCAACATTGGCCAAGTCTTGCAGTTGATCATATAACTCGTCATCACCAATGATATCATAGAGCTGTGCAGTTAGGTCTTCGGCATCAGGGCCAACTGTCAATGTGGGTTGGTTCAATAAGTCAACAAGAGTTTGTTGTGCTTCAGGGGTGTCAGGCATTGCCCAAGTTCCTTCAACAACTTTTTGAATATGTGCTGCAAATTCTTGTGTTTCTTTCATGGCATCGGTCCTTTGTAGTCTTGCCAACACAGGCAAGGCCTGTTCAATTCTTGTGTCCAGAGTCTGTTCAATGAATAACTGTTTGAGTTCTTCCACTAGAGTATCTTCTTCACGAAGATCCAAAGGCTGCCAGGATTCAAAATATGAGTTGTAGCCGCGATGCGTTGAAAGACCTTTGACTGTTTTACGTAGACTTTCAAAATAATGGTTGCTGCGCTCAACTAGGTCATTGGCATGACCTTCAAACACGCGACCGTGATGTGCTTTTCTAAAACGATTCAACACAGAAAGTTCTTCTACTATTGAACTGATGTGTGTGCCACGTGGATCGTAAGGACGTCCACCACTGCGAACATGCTCAAGCATGGCACGACCACCTGCTAGATTACGGAACGGTAATTTAAAACGTTCACCCTCTGTGGTCTCAATATACAGGGACTCAACATAACGGAATCGGGCATCACCTTCAGCAAGATCACGATTGTGTTTGATCATCAGTCTGGCTTCAGTGGGAGCACCTGCATAACTGACTTTGCGGTTACCATAGTAACTTTCCAGGATGCTTTCTTTTACTGCACTCATTGAGCGCAGGGCATGTTTGAATTTAGAGATGTTTCCTGGGGAGAAGTTTAACCAGTTTCTAGTGGCAAAGTTCTTTAGCTGTTCCATGAACGCATACCACTCGTTTTTATCTTCAGGATCCATGCCACGACCAAGATTGTCGCCGTAGTATAAGTTAAGAGTACCTTCACCATCAATAAAAATTTCAGCGGTGCCGTAGTTTTTACCTGAACTTGCTTCCCAATCAAAAACGAATAGGTCGCCTTCGCCGATGTTTAAGTCCCCGGTATCAGGGTCAACGGGTGGATTACCAGTTTTGGTGTCAAGAACCTCTACTTCAAAGTCTCTTGAAGAGAGTAAATCATATAGTCTGCTTGCGGGAGTTTGTGTGGCCATAGTGTTGTATTTATCGACCCAAGGATATAAAGGGCATGGGTTCAATGATGGTATCGCCGTGGTCGCGAATCTGAGCATCAAGCTCGGTGTGATAGCTCTGTAGCTGCTGCAACATACGCACGGTTAAGATAGTGGCCATGACTAAATCATCAGTTTCACCCATTTTGGCTTTATAAGTTGGGCCGTTGGCCACAAAG